TACCTAATGATGCCAGTTATACTTTTGTCTATTGGTTCTTAAAAAGATTAGACGATGCAGGTACCGGCGTAAATACACAACACATACCATTTAGATTTTTACCTTGTTTAGTTGCAGGACTTGCTTACTATTTATCTATAAAAATACCAGAAGCAATGGATAGAGTACAATTTTTAAAAGCAGAATATGAAGAGCAGTGGTTACTCGCTTCTACAGAAGATAGAGAAAAAGCAACCCTAGTAATTTCACCAAGAAGTTCATACGTTTAGGAGATAGTAATGTCAACACCACCAAAGAATAGAGAAGAAGCGAAAAATAAAGCAATAAAAGAGGCAGAAATAGAAGGCGCTAGAATATACAATGAGGGTTTTACTAATATTACTAGCTCTATGAACAAACAATTTACTAAGGGTCTTGAATATGATGGAGATGTAAGTGAAGCACTAGATACTGGGTATAATAGGGCTAAAGCTAAAGATAAAGTAAAAAAAGCATCAGGTGGTGCAGTTAAAGGCTATAAAGATGGTGGTAAAGTTAAAAAAATGAAAAAGTGTAGAATGGATGGTATTGCCCTTCGAGGTAAAACTAGAGCCAAACAAAGGAGCAAGTAATGGCAGACCCAAAGAAAGAAAAAAAATTAATAGTAGACCATATAGCTGGAGGTATATCTAAGGTTTTAGGAAAGAAACCAGGACCTACAGTTAAAGAACAAATTAAAAACTACTATAAAGATAGTGAGCCAGTGGGAGGTCAAGCTATGCCTATGAACTTAACAAAAAAGAAAAAAGAAAAAAAAGAAAAAGAACCAAAAATTGTAGACAGAAATTATCTTAAAGGTAGATAATGAGCAATAAGTTTACAACTAATAAGAACGCTATTGCAGACTGTGATGTCTGTGGGTTTCAGTTTAAGCTAAAGACTTTAAAAAGTTTATTTGTAAGAACAACACAAACGAATATACTAGCATGTACAGAATGTTGGAACCCTGACCAGCCACAGAACTTACAAGGAATGTATCCTGTAAGTGACCCACAAGCTGTAAGGAATCCTAGACCTGACCAAAGTTTTAATAATAACAACATAACAGGCTCAAGAGATATACAATGGGGATGGGACCCTGTAGGTGGAGCAAGACCTCCAGCTAACGAATTGACACCTAATAATTTAGTAAGCCCAGGAGTAGTAGGAACTTTTACAATAACAATAACTTAGGAGAAAGAAATGAAAGAAAACCAAGAAAAAAAACCTAAAATGGTAGATGGTTATGCACAACCTCAAGATGTACCTGTACCTAATTTTGCTGGTTATCCAGAGAAAAATGTTAAGACAACAGGTGTAGAAACTCGTGGTAATGGTGCAGCTACTAAAGGCACTAAAGCTCGCGGTCCACTAGTATAAGGATAAGCAATGACCTACGCAGAATTAGTGGCTCAAATAGAGTCGTATACTGAGAACTCATACCCAACAGTTGATGTAAATACATTTATTACTCAAGCAGAGAATAGAATATTTAACTCTGTTAATTTACCTGACCTTAGAAGAAATGATACAGGGACTATTACATTTGGTAATAAATATTTAAATGTACCATTAGATTGGTTAGCTACTTATAGTTTAGCCGTTATAGATAATACAACAAACGAGTACACTTTTCTTTTAAACAAAGACGTTAATTTTATTAGAGAATCTTTCCCTGATACTGATGTCGCACATTATGGAAAACCTAAATACTATGCTGTCTTTGATGACGAAACATTTATACTCGGTCCTACACCTGATACAGGTTATGGTGCTGAGCTTCATTACTTTTTTTATCCTGAGTCTATTACTACTGCCGCTAGTGGTCAGTCTTGGCTGGGTGATAATTACTCAACCGCTTTACTTTATGGGTCGTTGTTGGAAGCGAATACTTACCTAATGACAGACGCAGAGAAAATGGGTATGTTAGATAAACGATATCAAGAAGCAATGATAGAACTATTAGGATTAGGTGAGGGTAAAAATACTCGTGATTCTTATAGAAGTGGTCAACCTAGAATACCCGTTAGGGGTAGTAGAGGGCCCGCATAATGGCATCTATTGTACAAGGATTAACTACTGGACTAAAATATTTAACACTAACAGGGGAGTTAAATTTTGGTGCTACTCAAACATACAAGATAGCTCTTTATACTGAAGCAGCAAGTGCAAGTCCGGGCAATACAGATGTAGTTTATGATACCGCCAATGAAGTTGTAGGAGCAGGGTATACTGCAGGTGGAAATACTTTAGTTGTATCTGACCCTGGATTTTCTTTTGACCCAGTTGTAGGTTGGGTTAATTTTGGAAATACTTCTTGGACATCATCTACATTTACAGCAAGAGGAGCCGTTATCTATAGAGCAACTGGAGGTAATGGTTTACAATACACTGTAGCTATTTTAGATTTTGGTGGAGATAAAACAGTAAATAATGAAACATTAAACATAGAGTTCCCAGGCAATAATGCTACTGAAGCTCTTATTCGATTTGAGTAGAAAGGGATAACATGACAGCACAAGCTGGAGTAATAAGTGAAGCACCAAAAGTAAAAGTATCAAATGCAAGACCACAAGAAAAAGATTTATATAAAATGTTGTGGGATAAACCGGAGTATAGAGATTATTCTCCTGGTGAACAAGTATCACATATATTTTTAGAACAAGCGAATCCTAAAGCAAAAGCTACAGTTTTAGATTTAGGTTGTGGTACAGGAAGAGGTGGTTTAAATCTTGCAGTTTTTGGTGGATTAGATGTAACTTTTGTAGACTTTGCACCTAATTGTTTAGATGCAGATATAGTCCCTATGTTAGAGGCTCAAAAGCATACTCTTAAATTTGTAGAAGCAGATTTATCAGAGCCTTTACCCGTAGAAGCTGAGTATGGATATTGTGCTGATGTGATGGAACATATTAGACCTCACCATGTGGATAAGGTGTTAGATAATTGTTTAGCTTCTGCACAACATGTGTTTTTTCAAATATCCACTGTTGATGATGGGATGGGTATTCTTTTAGGTCATAAATTACACTTAAGTGTACATGACTATAAATGGTGGTTAAATAAGTTTAATGAAAGACAGTGTATTATTCATTGGTCAAAAGAAACTGATGATACATCTATGTTTTATGTAACTTTCCGAGGAACGGGACGTGCAATGGTAGATGCAGGCACAGTTAATACTAGCAATGAACAGATAAAGAAAAATGTAGCTCATAATATTAAACAAGGGTATATACAAGTTCAACCACACCCTACTAATGATATTGAAGTTATGATTGTAGGAGGAGGCCCTTCAGTAAAAGGACAGCTTAAAAAAATAAAGGAATTAAGGGCAAAAGGTGTTAAACTTATAACTATTAATAATGCCTATAAATGGTGTATAGATAATAGTTTAACCCCGTCTGCTATGGTCATGGTAGATGCAAGAGAATTTAATGCCAGATTTACAAAACCAGTCGTTGATGACTGCAAATATTTTTTAGCTTCACAGTGTAATCCTGTATGTTTTGAGGGACTACCTAAAGATAGAACTTATTTATGGCATACACAATCAGATGAAATTAGTGAAATAATTGCACAAGAACATGATACATGGTATCCCGTAAGAGGAGGCTCTACAGTTTTATTAAGGGCTATACCGTTATTTAGAATGTTAGGCTTTAAAAGATTTCATTTATTTGGAAGTGACTCGTGTTTAGAAGAAGGAAAGCATCACGCATATGAACAAGAAGAAAATGATGGACAGTTAGTTTTACCCGTAGACGTGGGCGGAAAAATATTTAGCTGTAACCCTTGGATGGCATCTCAAGCGCAAGAATTTATAGACTTGATAACCGTATTAGGAAATGAAGTTGAGCTAGAGGTCTATGGTGGGGGGTTACTTCATCATATTTTAGAAACCGGTGCGTCATACACCGATATTAAGGAGATTTAACATGGCAGCAACAGCGTGGCAAATATACAACAAAGCTAAATTAAATTTAGGCAATGGGACTATAAAACTTGGGGTAGATAACTTTAAAATGTTTTTAACAAGAACTACATCTAATGTGTCTACACTTACATTAAGCACTTTTGCATCGGTAACAGGTGAAATTTCAGCGACAGGCGGATATACTTCAGGCGGTAGAGCTTTAGTACCAGCCGTAGGTCAATGGGTAGTAGGTTCAGCAGCTAATAAATATAAATTTACTATATCAACAGTAGGTTTAGCGTTTACAGCTTCTGGTGCATCTTTGACAAACATTAGAAATGCGGGCATACAAAATGCTGCAGGGAAACTTCTATGTTATTGTCAGTTATCATCAGCTCAATTTACTGTAGCTAGCCCTAATACATTAACTGTTTTACCTGCCGGCGCGGGCATCTTTACGCTTACTTAAGGAGTAGTCAATGGCTACTACCGGGTGGGGACGCGGAACCTGGAGTTCAGGTCCTTGGGGTGATGGAATTGTAATTGACCCACCAGCGGGAGCATTGGCTCTTGCGGGGGTTGCACCTATTGTAGTAGATGAATTTAATGTATCTCCTCCAGCAGGAGCATTAACTTTAACAGGGATTGCACCAAGTACAAATGACCAAGTAAATCTTACTATACCAGCAGGAGCATTAACTTTAGCAGGGGTAGTATCGAGAGTAGTAGAAAGTAGAGCACCAGGAGCAGGAGCATTAACTTTAGCAGGGTTTGCACCAGACGTATTTAGAACTGCTACTTTAACACCTCCATCAGGAGCGGCAACATTAACGGGTATTGCACCCATACCGTTAGAAGGAAAAATACTTTTCTTAACTGCCGGAGCATTAGCTACAGCAGGGTTTGCACCGAGTTTACTTAGAGGTGACGTAGTTATACCAAGTGCTGGAGCAGCTACTCTAACTGGAGTTGCGCCAAGTGTAGGTACGGTAGTAACTCCACTTTCAGCTGCATTAACTTTAGCTGGAACAGCACCAGGAGATACAATAGGGTTAATTATAAAACCATTAACTGGTACATTAGTATTAGTAGGAATAGCACCAACAGAATTAATAGGATTAGTCAGACAACCCGCCGCAGGCGCATTGAATTTAGAGGGGCACGCCCCTACCATAAACAACCCTAATTGGGTTATAATAGATACTACTCAAGTCCCTAATTGGACAGAGATAGTTACAGGATAAGGAATAAACTATGTCAACATATTCAAATTTATCAATTGAACTTATAGGAACCGGCGAACAGTCAGGTACTTGGGGGACAACGACTAATACCAATCTTGGAACTGCTTTAGAAGAAGCAATTGTAGGTACTGTCACTCAAGCAGTTACGGGTACAGATACTGTACTTTCATGGAGCACTTCATCCAACGCCTCGCAAACTGCCCGTCACCTAAGACTAAATCTTACTGGAAGTTCTGGGGGTTCATCAAATTTAGTAGTTCCGCTTTTATCAAGTGGTAAAAACTATATAGTTAATAATGCATCAAATACTGCGGTGACAGTAAAAACTCCTTCTGGTACAGGTATTGAAGTACCTACTACTACCTCTATGTCTTTATATCAAGACGGTACAAATGTTGTAGTAACAGATTCTCACCACACGGGCGCGGGTGTATTTACAACACTCTCAGCTTCAGGATTAGTTTCAGGCGCAGGCTTTACAGCACGATTTGCAACACCAGGCCCTATTGGTAATACATCGCCAAGTACAGGTAATTTTACTACTCTAGGTACAACAGGAGATGTAACTTTAGGTAATGCTGTAGGAGATTCTGTTACTTTTAATGCAGGTACTGCACCGGTTCCTAATAATTTAGTATTTACTGGTACAGGTACTATTAGTACCCCTACAGGTACTACAGCTCAAAGACCAGGTACAGGCGGTACGCCAGGCACTGCAACAGAAGGTATGCTTAGATATAATTCTGAGTTAGATGAATTTGAAGGATATGCAGCTAGTGCATGGGGTTCAATCGGTGGAGGCGCTTCAGCAGGTGGAGCAGTATATGAAAACAAACAACAAATAACAGCTAGCTACACAATGACATCAGGAACAAACGGACACAGTGTAGGACCAATTACGGTAGTTGCACCTGCAGTAGTTACAATACCATCTGGTAGTTCTTGGTTAGTAGACGGTTAATTTAGGAGAAAAGAAATGGCAACAACAGTTGACGGAAGTACAGGTGTTAGTCAGATACAAGA